GTGCGAAAAGTATTATATAATGTCAGGTGCTTTCCCTATATCAACTGCTAAATTTGGAACTTTAGGAATAAAGTCTATTCAAAATACTATTATATCTAAATCAGTATCAGGTAAAAGATTAGTTAGACAAATAGATAATCAAAGATTTGCTTTTACAGTTCAAATTATTACTGGAACTAGATCAAGCACTTATGGAGAGTTAATGGCTTTTATAATGAAACAAAGAGGCCAGAAAGAAACCTTTACAATTATCCCACCAGAACTTGAAGATGCTAGAGGTAACGAGTCAGGAACAGTTTTAGTTAATGGTGTTCACGCAGTTGGAGATACAACGATTGCAGTTGATGGACATAATAATGATGGAACACACAAATTTAGGGCTGGAGATTTTTTAAAGTTTGCTTCACATAGTAAAGTATATATGGTTGTTGCAGATGTAACTTCTTCTAGTAATGCTTCAACAGTTACAATAGAACCACCTTTATTGGTAGCACTAGCAAACGATTCAATAGTTACTTATGACAATGTTCCTTTTACAGTTTCTTTAACAACAGACATTCAAGAGTTTGGAGTATCAGGTGCAGATAACGAGGGCAAATTATATTACGAATATCAATTTGATGTTGAAGAAGCATTGTAGATGAAATATAAAGTTAAGTATTGGATAAGTGTTGATTTTTTAGCTGAAGAAATAATAGATGCTGATGACTTCAACTCTCAATCCTTTAATCAAGGTAAATATAGCGAACCATCAAAAAATGCTCGTTATATGGTCAATGATGCAATAAAAATTAACAGACGAACATTTGAGGAACATGACGAGAAGCCTAACGACAGCATTAAAGAACGAACTAGCAACAAATGATATTAGACCATTCCATCTTATCACACTTGGCTTTGGTACTCCTGTCAATATTACTGATTGCTCATTTCCATTAACTTCTTCAATATCAGGTGGTTCAGTTACTTATTCTGTAAGTGATTTTATATTAGGTTTTTCTAATTTTACTGAACAAGCAGATGTAACTAAATCAAGTTTAACAATATCTTTATCAGGTGCAGACCAAACATTTATATCAGTAGTTTTAAATGAAAATGTAGTTAATGATGCTGTTACTATTTTTAGGGGTTTATTAGCAGATGACAATTCTATTATTGCAGACCCTTTTCTTTTATATGCTGGAAACATAGAAAGTTTTAGTGTCAATGAGTCTGATACAGATAGTGTAGTTAATTTAGCAGTAGTATCACATTGGGCTGACTTTGATAAAAAAAATGGTCGCAAAACAAACAACACATCACAACAAAGATTTTTTAGTACAGATGTTGGAATGAACTTTAGTTCACAAACAGTACAAGATGTTAAATGGGGTAGAGAATAATGGGTTTTAATCCTTTTAAAGCGGCGGCAAAATTTGTATCTCCTGTTTTAAAATTTTTAGGAGTTAATCCTATTGTTTCATTAGTTATTAGTGTTGCTATAGCTTGGTTAATGCGACCTAAAGTTCCTGAACTACCTGATTTTGGAACAAACGACTTTGATAATTTTGAAAAAGGTATTTTATTAAACAAACAATCTAATGACGCAAATATTCCTGTAATTTATGGAACTAGAATGATTGGTGGAACTAGAGTCTTTATGGAAACATCAGGAACAGATAACACCTATTTATATATGGCATTAGTCTTATCAGAGGGAGAGATAAATAATATTACAGAAATAAGAGTAGATGATAAAGTTGTTACATTTGCATCTAGTTTTTCAGATGGAACAGAAGTAGAAGTAGGAAGTGGAGATAGTAATTTTTTTAAAGATTCAGAAAGTTTGATTAGAGTAGAACCTCATTATGGAACAGATGGGCAATCAGCATCATCTTTATTATCAACATTATCGTCTTGGGGAAGTAGCCACAAACTATCTGGTCTTTGTTATTTAGCTTTACGATTTAAATGGAATCAAGACGCATTTACAGGAATCCCAAAAGTTCAAACAATAGTGCAAGGTAAAAAAGTAGTAGCTTATAATTCTAGTTCAGTTGCACAAACTGCGGCACATTCTGATAACCCATCTTGGTGTCTATTAGATTATTTAACAAACGAAAGATATGGAAAAGGAATAGCTATAGCAAATATTGACATACCAAGTTTTTATCTTGCATCAACAATATGTGATACTGATGTCACAGCTTTTGGTTCAACTACAATAGATGTTATGGATTGTAATGCAATTATAGATACATCAAGACCAGTAATTGACAATGTTAGAGAATTTTTAAAAGGTTGTAGAGGTTATCTTCCTTATGTTGGTGGTAAATATAAATTAGTAGTAGAAACAACAGGGTCATCTTCAATTACAATTACAGAAGATGATATAGTGGGTGGTTATACTTTATCTAGCCCAACAAAAAATTCTAAATACAATAGGGTTATATGTTCTTTTGTAGACCCAGATAGAAATTTTCAAGTTAATGAAGTTCAATTTCCACCAATAGATGATTCAGGATTAGATGTTGCAGATCGTCACGCAACTATGAAAGCAGTTGATGGTGGATTCTTACTAGAGGGAAGATTTGACCTAAAAACGATCACATCTCCATATCAAGCAGAAGAATTAGCAGAAATTATTTTAAGAAGATCAAGAGAAGCATTAGGTTTAACTATTAATGTTAGCTTTAGTGCTTATGATTTAGCCATAGGAGATATAGTAGGTGTTACGCATTCTTCTTTAGGTTTTTCAAATAAACAATTTAGAGTATTAGGAATTAATTTTAATCCTGATTTTACATTAGGTTTAGACTTAATGGAACACCAAGACGCACATTATACATTCGCAACTAAAACCCAAGTAGCATCAACACCATCTACTAATTTACCTAATCCATTTTCTATTCAACCACCAGCTAGTGTTACTTTAGATGATGAGTTAATTGAATATAATGATGGAACTGTAATTGTGGCTCTAAATGTATCAATAGGTGCTTCTCCTGATAGCTTTGTTGATTATTACCAAGTAGAATACAAATTAAGTACAGACTCAGATTTTATAATTTATGCACAAGGCTCAGGATTAAATCATAGAGTCTTAAATGTAATTGACCAAAAAATTTATGATGTAAGAGTTAAAGCTGTTAATAGTTTAGGTGTATCATCAACTTATGTTACAGCACAAAGAACTATTGTAGGTGCGATTGAACCACCAGCAGATGTAACAGATTTTGCTTGTAATATTTTAGGACAAGAAGCACATTTAGGGTGGACACAAATACCTGATTTAGATTTAGCTTTTTATCAAATTAGATATTCAACACTTACAGATGGAACAGGAGATTGGGCAAACTCTGTATCTTTAGTAGAAAAAGTATCAAGACCAGCGACTTCAATTTCTGTACCAGCTAGACAAGGAACTTATTTAATTAAAGCAGTAGATAAACTAGGTAACTTTAGTTCTAATGCAACAGCTATTGTATCTAATGTTACAGGAGTACAAAACTTTAATGCAATAACTTCTGTATCTGAACACCCTGATTTTGATGGTACATTAACAGATACAGCAATAGTAGATGACACTTTAAGATTAGATTCATCTGAATTATTTGATTCAGCTTCAGGTAACTTTGATGCAGAAACAACTAGATTTTTTGATTCAGGTGTAACTAATGCAGACTTTAAAGCAACAGGTAATTACTTATTTGCAGATGTAGTTGATATAGGTGCTAAACATACTTGTAGATTAACAGCTACTTTAAAACAAACTTCTGATGACCCAGATGATTTATTTGATAATAGAACAGGATTGTTTGATGCACAAAATTCTAACTTTGATGGAGATACACCAGCTAACTCAAATGCTCATATTGAGATTGCAACAAGTGATGATAACTCTACATTTACTGATTTTCAAAATTTTGTAATTGGTAACTACACTGCTAGATTTTTTAAATTTAGAGTTGTTTTAACTTCTAGTGATTTAGCTTCAACTCCTGTTGTTCAAGAAGTGTCAATATCAATAGACATGGAAGATAGAATATTTAGTGGAAACGATATAGAATCTACTGCTGGAACTAAAACTGTTACATTTACAAATCCATATAAATCTGGTAGTTATGCTTTAGGAATTACAGGACAAGGAATGGCAACAGGAGATTTCTTTTTAGTAGAATCAAAAACTATTAATGGATTTAACGTAACATTTAAAAATTCAAGTGGTTCAGCAGTTAATAGAACATTTGATTTTATTGCAAAAGGATTTTAAAAGGAGTATAAAACATTATGGCTCAACACGATTATAACATAGCAAACGCATCATTTCCTACAGTTAGAACAGATATAAACAATGTTTTATCAGCAATTAATTCATCTAATTCAGGGTCATCAAGACCAAGTTCAGCGGTAGCTGGAACTATCTGGTTAGACACTTCAGGTGCGGCAACTGCCCAACTTTTAAAATTATATGATGGTGCGGCTGATATAACTTTAGCAACTGTTAATTTTACAGCTAACACAGTTGATTTTACAGACAGTTCAGTTTCAGTAGCTTTAGATGATGTTGCTTCAGGAGATGCCGCAGTTAATTTAGCAACTTCTTCAGGAAATATTACAATAGATGCACAAGCTGGAGATTCAGATATTATATTTAAAGGAACAGACTCTAGTTCAGATATTACAGCTTTAACATTAGATATGTCAGAAAAAGGTGCGGCAACCTTTAATGATAAAGTTGTAGCAGAGGGTGGACAATTAACAACAACAGGTAAAACCCTAGTATTAGGATTTTAATTAACAAGGAGAAAACATGGCAAGTGAATTATTAAAAGTATCTCATACAGCTGGAGTAACAAACTCTGAATCTGTTTTAATTAATGGAGTGAGTGGTCATACATATACTATTCTTTCTATTTTTGTAACAGAAACTGCTGGTGCGGCTGAAACTTTTGATCTTTACATTGATAATGATGGTGGTGGAACTGATTTTGAAATATTATCAGATCAGGCTCTTGGTGCAAATGAAACATTTGAACTAACTACTAAATTTGTTATCGAGGGAACAGATCATTTGTGTGCGGCAACTGCATCTTCAGCTAATGTAGATATAGTAGTAAGTTATTTAGATCAAACATTATAGGAATATAAATGAGTGGAATTGTAGCCTCAAATATTCTTGATAGTACAGGTATAGTTAAAGCACCAGCAAGTGGTGGTTGGACATTAATTTCTAAACAAACTGCAAGTAGTTCAGCAAATATATCTTTTACCTCTGGAATAGATTCT